TAAGCTCAGCAAGGAAACCTTAGCAGCTAAGCGAATCGCAGAAGCCAAGGTAGCTAAACATACTAAACTGCTTAATGCTTTCATATCTAAGCAGCTGAAAGAAGAAGTAAGCGAGTTCGTCTCCGACAGGAAGACGCTAGAATCACAGCGCAGGAAGATGGCTAAAGAAGTTGAAGCCATCCGCGAAAGCGCAAAGAAGTCAACACAGAATCGTATCAGCAAGCTTGAAGGTTTCGTAGTTAAGAAACTTTCGGAAGAGATTGCTGAATTTGAAACTGATAAAAAAGCACTCATTGAGCAGCGGGCCAAGCTAGCTGCCGAGGGTAAAAAGAAGATCAACGAAACCAAAGCAGCTTTTGTGCAGAAGGCAACTTCAACGCTAGATAAGACGTTGAACGAAGTCATCCGTAATGAACTGGTGCAGTGGAGAGACGACATCAAAGTTGCTCGCGAGAACAACTTTGGTCGCAGGATCTTTGAAGCTGTTGCAAGCGAATACATGGCTAGCTACCTTTCCGAAGGCAGCCAAGTCAAGAAGCTGCAGCGCCAGCTGGCCGAAAGCCAGTCACGTATTGTTGAAGCAAAGAAGCAGATCAACGAAAAGCAAAAGCTCGTTGAATCAGCTGCGGCGCAGATCAAAAAGGCCAATGACCGCGTACAACGCAACGATATCATGAAAGAGATGCTCGCTCCGTTGAACCGCGATAAGAAGGCAATCATGGAAGAAATGTTGCAGGACATTAAGACTAGTAATCTTAAAGAAGCATTCAATCGTTATCTTCCAACCGTGATGAACGGTGAAGCAACTGGCGCTATCAGGCAAAAACTGTCTGAGAATGCTACAAAAAATTCCGTGGCATTCACGGGTGACAGGCCAAACAAGCTGTCAGAAGCGGTAAGAGATGAAGGTTCAAACGACATGAACAAGATTCTCTATCTCGCAGGCATTAACAAGTAAAGGAAGCCAAAAAAATGAGCAAGAACCTATTTGAAACTCATTGGTCGGCAACCAAGACCGCACTCTGCGAAGGTCTCTCAGGCAATCGCAAAAAGGTTATGGAAGTTGTCCTTGAGAACACCAAGAAGGACCTGCAGAGCAAGTCCGGAATACTTTTTGAAAGTGCAACCCCAGGCAGTACATCTGCAGGTAACGTTGCTACTCTAAACAAGGTAATACTACCAGTTATTCGTCGCGTTATGCCTACTGTTATCGCGAACGAAATCATCGGCGTGCAGCCTATGACCGGCCCAGTTGGTCAGATCCACACGCTGCGTGTACGTTATGCTGACACGTTTGGTTCGCCAACACCAGTTGCAGCTAACACCGAAGCACTGAGCCCATTCCAGATCGCAGCTTTTTACTCTGGTAACGGCAACAGCACTGCTCCAGCAGCTGCTCCAGTTAGCGTCCTTGAAGGCGTTGCTGGTAAGCGTCTGAACATCCAGATTTTGAAAGAAGTCGTAGAAGCAAAGACCCGCAAGCTAAGCGCTCGTTGGACCTTTGAAGCTGCACAGGATGCACAGGCTCAACAGGGCATTGACATCGAAGCAGAAATCATGGCTGCGCTTGCGCAGGAAATTACTGCTGAAATCGATCAGGAAATCTTGACCAGCCTTGGCGCATTGGCAGGCACTACGCTTACCTATGATCAGGCTGCTGTGTCTGGTACTGCAACATTCGTTGGTGACGAGCACGCAGCTCTTGCGATCCTCATCAACCGTGCTGCTAACCTGATTGCTGCTCGCACACGTCGCGGCGCAGGTAACTGGGTTGTGGTTTCACCCACCGCACTCACTATCCTACAGAGCGCAACGACTAGTGCGTTTGCACGTACCACAGAAGGCACCTTTGAAGCACCGACCAACACTAAGTTTGTTGGTACTTTGAACAACAGCATGCGCGTTTACGTGAACCAGTATGCAGCTGACAGCACCAATGTGCTGGTTGGTTATAAGGGTCCAGGCGAAATTGATGCGGCAGCTTATTACTGCCCCTATGTTCCGCTAACATCTTCGGGTGTTATCATTGATCCGAATACCTTCGAACCAGTGGTCAGCTTCATGTCACGTTACGGCTACCTAGAGCTTAGCAACACTGCAAGCAGCTTGGGTAACGCAGCTGACTACCTCGCTGGTATCGCGATCAATACTGCACATTTGAAGTTTTTGTGATTTTAACGGGCTATGCCCGTTACTTACGGTATTTCAAAAAAACCCGGGAGCAATCCCGGGTTTTCTGATATGTAGGTTACCGGACTGTTACCTTTTTATAACCATAAATATGACTTAGTCAAGGAGCGATGATATGATATATGACTGGCATTATGGGCCTGCAGAGGTACACACTGTAGGTACCCTTACAGATGTTGTAACACTAGTAAATTGGAGTTGCACTGCATATGCTCCCGACGGTACAACATATAAGAAGAGCGGTGCAGTTACACTTGGTGCACCAAACCCTGCAACATTTACAACATTTTCAACCATAACTGCAGCACAAGTGCAGGCATGGGTATTTGGTAGCATCAATAAAGCTACTGTTGAGTCGCAGCTGTCTATAGAATACACTAATAGGGTAGCAGCGCAATCAGTTAAACAGTTTAAGTTTTAAGGAAATTCAATGAGACTGCGTGAGATACTAAGCGAAGGTGGCAACCAGATACCGGGTGCTAAAGATGTGCCATTGGATCAAGTGTCAATGGTGGTTGATAAAGCTATCAATCTGTTGCCACCTATCTTGCGTATAAATCTGGCCAAGGATATAGGGTCAGCGGGATTTAAAAAGGTCCCACCTGGCGACATAGATCTCATGATCGAATCAGACGACTTAGTGAAACAATTCAAGACAGCTGGTGAGAAAGATCCGGTTAAGTCTGCTAAGAAAGCATTAGAAGACTATCTCAAGCAAAAAGGATATGCTGCAAACATGAGCGGTCGTAACGTGCATGTGGGCATTCCGTTCGATGGCGGCATTGCGCAAGTAGATTACATGGTCATAGAAGACGTAGAAACTGTTGCTCCTTATCACCAGCATGGTCCACGCGGCAGCTACGACGATCCAGATTTCAGAGGCAGCGAAATATTCATCTTGATGAACAGCATAGGCAAAGCATTAGGTCTCAAATTTGATGCGTTCGGCGCCAAGCTCATGCGCCGAGATGACAACAGCATTGTAGCCAGAGACCGAGATGCAGTGGCTAAGATCCTGCTGAATCGAGACGCAACATCTGATGATCTCAATTCAGTAAAAAGCATATTGCATGCTTTAGAATCTGATCCGGAGCGAGATGCTAAACTGCTGCAGGCACGCAGCGATGCAGCTAAAGGCATCATATCGCTACCGGGAGATGCAGCATGAGAGTTTGGCACTTAACACCGCAATCGTCATTATATGAAAGCCGAGGTTTTGTTGCTAGGCGACCCGGCGACGAATACGTTGACCCAAACGATAGAACAGATACTGCTACCTTCCAAGGACTTACATTGTTACCGGCTGATGAAAAGCAATATGCAACTTATGAAGAATTTGCTGATGCATATCAAGATTGGCACGAGCAAGCAACAGGCAAGATATATGAACTCAATGATGCCAATCGAGGTATAAAATCTGCTTACATCGTTGACATGGAAACACCTAGAGGAGTTGAACACTATGTGCTGTTCACTCGAGATCTAGTTAAGCTAGAAGGAAAACTGACCAACATACCGCCGGGTGTAATACCTGGTCATGGCGGGTATGTGATGAATCGCAAGATCAGTTTTAGTGAGCGCAGCGGACTTAAACCTGCAGAAGTTGTTAAAGGCAAGAATCGAGTACAGCCCAATCAAGTTGCTGGATTGCTTGATGTAGCTAGAAAAACAGCTGGTGATCAAGCAGTTGATCAGATGCAAGAGTATCTCAATGCGTTGGCTGCTGGCAATGGTACCGGGTATGTGATAAAAGACGGTGCAGCTGATGCAAACTTGCATAACAAATATCTAGGTGAATGGGCTAGTCCGATAGCACTGATAACTGGACAGTTTGACCCAAAGGATCAATTGCCAGAGATAGAAGAAGTGATGAACGGCGGCAAGAGCCTAGTTGGTAGCAGCATAGAGTACAATACTAGTACCAGCGAAACGCTGTTTGATAGCATGGTTGTTACTAGTACTAGCGAGATAATGATCAGTACCAAAGCTAGAATAGGCGGTGCTGCTGCTAGTGTTAAAGGTTTGTATGACGCACTAACCAAGAATCGAGATAAGTTTCCGGCAGAATTTTGGAAAAATCCCAAGGTAGAGAAGTTTAATAAAGTAGTTAATACTATCATGCAGCAACGCAGCATAGATGGGTTGTTAGCAGTAGCACAGTTTGAAAACATTGTTAACACTGCAGAAGCACAAGCAATCGCTAGCAGCATAGATTCTGGCAAGAGAAATTATGTGCCAGATGAAAAGATGGTCGACTACATGAGCAGCTATGCTGCTAACACACACCATCCGCAATACGATCCAGCCAAACATGCACTTGCGGCAGTGGCTAGGCAAGTGGTTAACAAGTTAAACGACGAAGATTACACAGATGTCATACGACAGATTCTAAATCATGCCAACATGGTGCAGATGTACTTTAAGACAAAAGTTCGTGGTGCCGATCTAGTCTGCGAAGGATTTGATTTAGTATGGCCGCCACAATTTAAAGGCACTATCGCATTCTATAGCGGTAAATTCTTCAGTGCTACTGAGATCAAAGGTAGGTTAGGGTTCAAGATTGGACAAGGTGCCAAGATGACCGACGAACCCGATGCGAGCTTGACCACTAAGGTTGATCCGGCAATCACTAAAAAGATAGCAAAGGCTGCTGAGAGGAAACAGCAGCAAGCAGTTGGCAGGATAGTTGATCCGGACGAGAGAGATGCTCGCGATCCGCGGATACCAGATACTGTTGCGCTAGGCCGTGCTAAGAAGCAGTAACGATAGCTTCTATATCGTCAACTGTGCTGCGTATGGTATGGTTGTCTAATATCTGCTGCTTAGCTGCTGGCAAGTCGTGAACAATCGGATCAAAATTCTTGAGTAAATTAATTAACTGGCCATCGGTCTGATATGTCTGGCCAAACTTGTTGAGCATGGCTGCACCCGCTATCTGTCGAGATATCCACGGTGTTTCGTTGAGCATGCTTTCTAGTATGACTAACCCAAATCCTTCTTGATTGCTGTGCAGGAGATAGCAATCAGCTTCTGATATAGCACTAAGCACTTCTGCTTTGTCGTCTATCAATAGAGGAATGATGTTATCGCCAGCTGCAGGCATGAGATCCATGCGATTATCATATCCGCAGGTTACTAGAACGGCATCTTCCAGTTCTGCCCGCTTGAATACTTCTGCAAGTTCTCTCATCTTCTTGTTTGGCCAGTATCCGCCACAACTGAGGAACATGCGTTTGGTAATGTTGTGCTTGGTTTTAAACCCTGGTTTGCCTATGCTGTCTTGTAGTTTGATGCCATGTCGTACACGTTTGGCTTTGCTTTCTTGATTGTACTTGCGTATGTGATTGATATCATCAGGTGTGCTCCAACCAAGGTACGCACAATCTTTCAAAGCAGTAGTGCACACATCACTGTTGCTTGGTAGTATCAACATGTACAGTATTGGACTTGGTATGCGTGTAGCATTAGCTAACACGAAATTCTGCACACTAACATCGCCCCCATGTACGATAATTAAATCCCATTTAGCTGATAATATCTGTGCATTATCAGTAACATGCACACCGTTGTAGTCGCCTTTATGCTCTCCCGCTAATACTGCTACTTGATGCCCTCTGCCTAAGGCTTCTTCTGCCATAGCTTGTGTGTAATATTCACTACCACCAGGGAATGGTGCATATCTGTGCACAACAAATAATAGGTTCATATCATATCTCCATCTTAGCAAGAGCAGTGTGCAGCCAAGGTTCTGGGCGCAGATTCATCACATCACCCTCAAACCGATCTCGCGGCCAACTCCAGTTGGTGTTCATAGCTAGGTAGTGCGCGTAATACAGATCTGTACTTTGGCCGGCCGGGCCTGCGATATGATGCACACGCCATTGGTATCCCATACAGTTCTTAGGTACAAGCAT